GTTGGGAAATCGCTATTCATGTGTCATGTGGCTAGTTCCGTCTTATTGCAAGGCAGGAACGTTCTCTATATCACACTTGAAATGGCGGAGGAACGAATTGCAGAGCGAATTGATGCAAACCTTTTTAATGTTCCAATCCAAGAATTAATTAATTTACCAAAACAAATTTTTGAAAATAAAATTAATACTCTTGTAAATAAAACAAAAGGGCATCTTATAATTAAAGAGTATCCAACTGCATCAGCGCATAGTGGACACTTTAAGGCACTGCTTAATGAACTTGCACTTAAGAAGTCATTTAAACCTGATATTATTTTTATTGATTACCTTAATATTTGTGCTTCCAGCAGGTATCGGGGAAACATGTCTGTTAATTCTTATTCATATATCAAGGCAATTGCTGAAGAACTTAGGGGTCTTGCAGTCGAATTCAATGTACCAATCATGTCTGCCACTCAAACTACTCGCTCAGGTTATGGCAACTCTGATGTTGAACTTACTGATACTTCTGAATCCTTTGGTCTTCCTGCTACTGCCGACCTTATGTTTGCTCTTATTAGTACTGAAGAGTTGGAACAACTTGGGCAGATTATGGTAAAGCAGCTTAAAAACAGGTATAATGATCCCACAGTGTTTAAACGATTTGTTCTGGGTATTGACAGAGCAAAGATGAGGTTGTATGATTGTGAGCAAAGTGCTCAAAATAATATTACTGATAGTGGTCATGAAGAAGAATATGAATATGAAGAAAAAAAATCTACTTTAAAAGACAAGTTCGGGTCATTTACGTTTTAAAATGAAGGTAGGTAAAATCAATCCCAATATAATTGGTGATTATGTCAATCTAGAATATCCAGAGAGGAGACAATTCCCCGATGATGAGACCGTTAATCGGTGGAAATCATTGGGGCATTTGTATGTAAATTATACTGGACTTTTGCGAGAAGAGTACCGAGGAGTTCCTCAGTGGTGTCATGATATTGTAAATGTTATTAAAAAAGAATATAAAGTAATTAATACATCATTGTCTGTATATTGTATGCCACCTGGAACTATTATGCCAGAACATCGAGATACTTATCCAAGGTATAGAAAAATTAATAATATTGAAGATCAAAATAGTGTTTGTAGATTTTTAGTTTTTTTAGATGATTGGAAATCGGGACATTACTTTGAATTAAATAGATTCCCAATTGTTAATTGGGAAAGGGGTGATTGTTATATGTGGAGGGGAGATGCACCACATATGGCAGCAAATCTTGGGGATGAAAATAGATATACAATGCAGATAACGGCAACGATATGAAAAGAAGAGCAGTTATAGATGATGTAGTAGAGCAGTATGCAAAGTATTGCTCTTCGTTTTCTTTTAAATTACAAAAAGGAATAAAAGGACAAGAAATACACAAAGAAGGATTTGTCAATTGTTACTGGGCAAAGGATTATAAGTTAGTCTATATGCACGTTGATAAGTGTGGAAGCACTTCTGTAACAACAGCATTTAATTTACACTGCTCTCATTTTATACCTTTAGATAAATTGCCAAGAGCAAAAAATCCAGATTTTTTGTCACAGTACTTTGTTGAGTCTGACCATACTTTTTTTGCAATAACAAGAGATCCTGCAAAAAGATGGATATCTGGATTGAATGAATTTATGTGTAGATATAAACCTCCAGTTGAATGGGTTGTTAAACAAATAAAAAATAAAAAATATATCTATGATGAACACACAGCACCTCAAAAAGTTTTTTTAAGATTGTGTCTTGAGCATGGTGGAAACTTAAAATTAATAAAATTAGATGGAGATCTTACTCAAAAGGTTAATACTTTTATAAAGGAAAATATTCAAGACGAAAATCAAGTACAAAAATATACTCCGTTTAAAATACCACACCTAAGAGATTCAAAATATTTTTATCCAAATTATACGTCAATATGTACATTCTTGTACGAAAATTTTGTCCATGAGTGTGAGGAATTTAAAAATCTTTATGGGGAGGATTATAAATTATATGAAAGTGGGATTTAATACAATAACTGAATTTGAAAAATTAATTGCTAATTATTTTAATTCACCATATGCTGTTGCAACAGATTGTTGCACTCATGCAATAGAATTGTGCCTTAGATACGAACAATATAACAATATTCAAATACCAGAGCAGACTTATATTTCTATTCCATTTACTGCTGAAAAATTGGGTATAAAATGGACATGGAAAAAAAATTATATTTGGACAGATTATTATTATCTTTGGAATACTAATATTATTGATGCGGCAGTTTTGTGGGAACAAAATTCTTATATTCCTGGAACTTATATGTGTTTAAGTTTTCAGTTTAGAAAACATTTGAATCTTGGTAGGGGTGGAATGATCTTGTTGGATAATAAAGAGTCTTATTTAAATCTTAAAAAGATGGTGTATGATGGTAGAAGAGATGACATTCCTTGGGGAGAACAAGATATAGATATGATAGGATATCATTATTATATGACTCCAGAGATAGCATCTTTGGGGATTGAAAAATTTAAAGAAGTTGCTTTTAATAAACCAAAAAGATACCAATATCTTGATTATCCCTTTTTACCAAATATGCAGGTATTTAAAAAATGAATTTAGATAATAAATTAAAAGGATTACCACCAATTTTTTATTTAAACTTAGATCATAGAATTGATAGAAAAGAACACATTGAAGGTCAGTTTAAAAAATGGGGAATAACCGATTTTACTAGAGTATCTGCTTCTAGATTTTCTACTGCTAAGATAGATGAATGGGCACACAGATTGGATTTGATGCTGCTTGCACCTTCAGATGCATCAATTGTCATGAATGAATTTACTACTTTGATTGAGTGGTATCAGTCTGGCATATCTGATGTTTGTATGATTGTTCAAGATGATCTTTGCTTAGACCTTGTTGAATATTGGCCATTTGATTGGGAAACTGTAATGAAGAGTCTTCCCTATAATTGGGACATCGTTCAATTTTATTATTGTCATGACCACGTATTAAAAATGCACTTGAATCCCAGAGAATGGCATTGTTCTTCGGCTGCTTGTTTTATTGTTAATAGATTTTTTGTTGAAAAATTAATTAAAATACATTTGCAACCAAATAATAGTTTTAAACTTGATAATAGTCTTAGGGATTTAAAGGTCCCCAGAGAATCTTATAGTAGTGATGACTTTTTAATCTATCAAGTGGGTAAATCATATACATTACCTCTTTTGTGCTTAGATCCAAAACTTGCAATTGCACCAGATAATAAAATTGAAAATATTGAAGAAGATGAAGAATATGATCCAATAATTAGTGCATACCACAATAAAATATATGATATTTTAGCAACTTCTTGTATTAAAAAATGGTGGGAAAATAATAGTCAAAAATATACTGCAGATGACATATTAAGTTATGGTGGTGCTGTTCATGAAATGATGCAAATCCAATTACCACAATATGATAGGAAGGTCATGCCAAAATGAAAGAACAGTTAGAAATTAATTGTAAAACTAATTCAAGCAAGATTAGTGATATTCCAAAAATAATTTATCTAAACTATGATAATGATTTGGAAAAAAGAAATTATATGGAATCTCAATTTGATGGGTGGAAGATTAAAAATTATTCTAGACATCAAAAAAAATATAAAGTAGAAGAGTATGAACAATGGAAGGATTTAATCTTAGATAAAGATCTTGTTCAATCTCCAGAAGAACTTGCATTAACCGTTAATGTATTGCAATCAATTGTTGATTGGTATGATTCTGATGATTCCGAAATTTGTATCTTTATGGAAGATTATGTTAATCTTGATATTAACAATCATTGGATTTTTGATTGGAATTTTTTGATGGAACATCTTCCTTACAATTGGGATTGTATTCAACTTTTTAGTTCTGCTGAACGGAGAATTAAAATGCATTTACATCCATGGGAAAAGGATAGTGGATCTTGCCACTGTTATATGATAACCAGACATTTTGCAAAGAAAATTAAACATTATCATTATAAAAATAATAAATTTTTACTACATTATCCTACACCAGATAAATCAATTCCAGATTTTGAATTTGGGAGTTTGCATAACTTTTTTTATGATATTGGCATCACATATACTCTTCCAATATTCAATTTAAATAATAAATTTATTGAAGGAGAAACAGTTAATGAAGTAATGGATAAGTTGTCTTCAGAAGCAATAGAATATTGGTGGTCAATAAGAAGTAAATCTTATTCAAGTTTTGAATTTTTTCATTATAATAAAGAAGACGAATGGAAGATGGAAGTAATGTTTGATATATCAACAAAAAGACCATACGTTTTTAAAGATAGGACCGAAGGATTGTTAATATGGATTTAAGTGAAAAGTTGATCGGAATGCCAAAGGTCTATTTTTTTAATCTGGATAATAGGCAAGATAGGCAAAAATGGATGGTAAAGCAGTTTAACAAATATAAAATTGATTATGAACGGGTCTCGGGAACAAAATATCTTGCTTCTCAAAACTCCACTTGGAAGCATTTAATTACTGATATTGAAGATTATAAATTATTGGTTCCAATTGCTGCCAATGCTATAAGTCATTTAGACTTTCTAAAAAAATGGTATGCAACCACTAAAGATGAATATGTTATTTTGATGGAAGACGATTATGATCTTGGATTAATAAGATATTGGCATTTCAATTGGAATGAATTAATTGAAAGATTGCCTTATGATTGGGATTGTATTTTGATGGGATTTGAAAATCCCGTACAATTGAGATTTCATTTACATCCAATTGAAGCGGCTCATGATTTTGGTCCTGTTCTTTTAAACAGAAATTTTGTTGAAAAGTTATTAGATTTACATTGTGTTGGTGATGGATATAAATTAGTCAATACAGTTTCAAATGAAGCTTGGAATAGGCAAACTGATGTTTCTGGGTCTGGAACTGTGGATTATTTTATGGTCCATTCTGGAAGAACATATTGCCTTCCTTTAATAAGTATTAATCCTAACTTTGGAAGTTTTGAAAACAATAGTATAATTCAAAAATTTTATAGAAGTGAGGGTGATATAATTGCAAGAAACACTTATTATTTTTGGTGGCAGCATGAAAGAAACAATTATTCATTAGATGATTTTTTTAGTTTTGGGTCAAAAACTCATGAGAAAATGAAATTAAAACCAGACAGATTTAGAACATATGATATAACAAATAAAGCGTATGAATTATATGGTCAAGTATATTTGGATTACTTTTTAAAATGACTGAGATAAATATTTTTAATATAATAATGAATTGCTTTAAAAATTAATTATGGATTTAAAAAATAAATTAAAGGGAATACCAAAAATATATTATTTTAATAACGATGCTAATACTCATTTAGATGAGCATATGGATCGTAATCTTAGCAATTTAAAAATTGAGAATTATGAACGGGTATCAATTTCAAAATATACCAAAGAAAATATAACCGAATGGAAAAATTTAATTTTAAATGTAAAGGATTATAAGTTACCAATAACTACAGCTGCGTATTCGATATCTGCCTTAGAATTTTTGAAGGAATGGTATAATAATACCAATGAAGATAGGTTAATAATTTCAAGAGATACTATAGATTTTGGATTAGAACTTTATTGGAAGTTTGATTGGGATTATTTAATGACACGACTTCCATATGATTGGGATGGTTTGTTATTGGGATTTGAGAATATTAACTATATTCCATTTTATCTACATCCAATTATGCCAGCTCATACATTTGGGATGGCAATGCTTAATAGAAGGTACGTTAAAAAATTAATAAGATTGCATTGTACTGGAGATAAGTATAATATAACAAATTATATTGCGAATAGAAATTATGGAACTCATTCTGGAACAGTTGATTATTTTATAGGTCATTGTGGAAAAACTTATTGCCTACCAATGTTTCCAAACCATACTGACTTTTTTGATAAAACTACAAAAAGATATACAATTATAAAAGCATGTAGATTAGCATATTATGATTGGTGGAGAAACGATAGTAAGAGACATAATTTTGATGAAATATTTACTTATGGAAAACAAAATGATGTGGGGATGCTTAAAAAAACATATAAGTATTTTTGATTATGATTAATCCGTTAAAAAAATTAGATAATTTTCCACACATTTATTATGTTAACTTGGATAATAGAACTGATCGTAAACAGTATATGGAAGATCAGTTTGATTATTGGAAATTAAATTTTACTAGAGTATCTGCTTCTAAGTTTTTAGCTTCAGAATTGGACCAGTGGGGATCTCATTATGTTGTGGGAAAAGTCACAGGGATACCAGCTTATGCTTTAGGTAATGCTATTACTCATCTTGAGTTTATGAAAAAATGGATAAACACTAGAGATGATGATTACTTAGTTCTGATGGAGGATGATTATGATTTAAATCTATTAGAATACTGGAATTTTGATTGGAATTATTTAATGAGTAGACTTCCATATGATTGGGATTGTATCCAATTGGGATTTGAATCTGAAGAATTTATTCCTTTCTTTTTACATCCAAAATTAAGACATAGTTACTTTGGTCCTGTTATGATGACTAGAGATTATGTTGAAAAAATATTAAATCTACATTGTTATGGTGAAAAATATAGATTTGATAAAACAACCGCAATTAATAAATTCAATAAAAGTTCTACAACAGTAGATTATTTTATTGGACACACTGGTAGAACTTATTCTATACCTTTAATTACTACTAACATTATCTCTACAAGCACTGAATTTAGTATAGAAATAAATAGAATCCATCATAAAAAATCTAGATGTGCGTATTATTATTGGTGGATGAAAGAGCATCTAAAATTTACATTAGATGATTTTTTCACATATGGAAAAGAGAATGATCACAAAATGGTTTTAACTACGAGTTGAATTATGTACGCAAAAAATGAATGGGATAAATTAAAAAAAGTTATTGTTGGTGTTGCAGATTATGCAACTATTCCACCAATGGATAAAAGTCTAAGAACAATAAATTATGCTGGCATTCAAGATGTTTCTGATGTAAAATCTGGATTATATCCACAGCAAGTAATTCATGAAGCAAATGAAGATCTTGAAACTTTTTGTAACTTTTTAAAAAAAGAAAATGTTGAAGTTTTAAGACCAAATAGAGAACCTACTAAGTACTACAATTATTGTCCAAGAGATTGTGTATTTGTTCATGGTAATTTATCATTAGCAACTCCACAACCTTTGAGGGCAAGAACAGGAAATTGGAGATCTTTTTCACATCACATTCCAGGAACAACAGAAATTCCCTGTTCATATCATGATGATTTATATGATGAATCTTGTATTGGTGATCCTTCTATATTGGCATTAACTGAATTGACTCCAGCATTTGATGCCGCAAACGCAATTCGTGCTAATGAAGAAGTTTTATATCTAACTTCAAATAGCGGTAATGTTGCTGGAGCAACTATTCTACAAAATCATTTAGGATCTTCTGCAACAGTTAGAGTTGTAAAGGATATTTACACCTTTGTGCATATTGATACTACCATAGCTTTTTTGCGTGAAGGATTGATGATGGTAAATCCAACAAGAGTAAAAAATAAAGATATGCTTCCGTACCCATTTAATACTTGGGAAATTATCAATGCGCCAGATCCAGTAGACATTGGATACTATCCAGGTTATAATAATGCTTCAGAGTGGTGTAACATGAATTTGTTCAGTGTTTCTCCAAATCTAGTTGCTCTTGAAGAACATCAACATCCAACTAGAAGAATTTTAGAAACATATGGCATAGAATGTGCAATGCTTCCAATGAGGCATCAGAGAACTCTTAGTGGAGGATTCCATTGCGTAACATTAGATCTAGAGAGAGAAGCATGAACATTGGATTTATTGGTCTTGGTAAACTTGGATTGCCATGTGCATCAGAAATTGCTACTAAAAATCATACCGTTTATGGATACGATGTCGAATATCGCAGTGGTGGATTAATTAATATTTGTTCTTCAATAGAAGAAGTAGTTCAAAAATCTAAAATTATTTTTATTGCAGTACCAACACCACATCATCCAGATTATGATGGGAGTACTCCATCAATGCATTTAGAACCAAAAGATTTTGATTATTCAATTGTTAAACAATGTTTAACTGAAGTAAATTCCGCAGCAAAAGGACAATTAGTTGTATTAATATCTACTGTATTACCTGGCACCACCAGAGAACAATTTGTACCATTGATGACAAATGCGAGATTTGTATATAATCCATATTTGATTGCCATGGGAACCGTTGGGTGGGATATGGTTAATCCTGAGATGGTTATGATTGGTACTGAAGATGGATCTACCACTGGAGATGCTAAAGAACTAATTAATTTCTACAAAACTATTATGGAGAATAATCCAAAATATTTTGTAGGAACGTGGGATGAATGTGAATGTATAAAAGTTTTTTATAATACTTTCATTAGTACCAAAATTGGATTTGTAAACATGATTCAGGATGTTGCAATGAAACAGGGCAACATTAATGTTGATGTAGTTACAAATGCATTGTGTTCTGCTGGAACTAGAATTATTAATTCATCTTATATGACAGCGGGGATGGGTGACGGTGGAGCTTGTCACCCAAGAGATAATATTGCACTTAGATATCTATCTCAGAAATTGGGTTTGGGATATGATATGTTTGAGTCTGTCATGATGTCTAGAGAAATCCAAGCAAAAAATCTTGCAGAATATCTAGTAAATATTTCTAATGAAAGCAATCTCCCAATTGTCATTCATGGTAAATCTTACAAACCAAGGGTTAGGCATCTTGATGGTAGCTATAGTTTATTAGTAGGGTATTATTGTAAAGAACTTGGTAAAGCAGTTTCTTATGTTGATCCTGGTACAAAAGATGTTTATACTTCTGATGAACCTGCAATTTTTTTGTTAGCACATAGCGCAACTACAACATACAAATATTGGGATGCTCCAGAAAGTGATGAACTATACTGTGAAATTCCAAAAGGAAGTATAGTAGTTGATCCATGGAGAAAGTTTAAATCTAATGATGTTACTGTAATTCATTATGGCAACACTAGACAAAATTCTTGATCTTTGATAAACTATATTTGTATAATAATTAAACATGACAATCACGATTTCAAAAAAAGAAAACATTGATGGTTCTATTGAATTTACTATGAAAGAAAATAAAGTTATTGACAGTAATAAGTACATTGAGTTTGTTCGCCAAACTACTAGTCCTGCAAGTAGTGAACTTTCTAATCTTCTGTCTCGCCTCACTGAACTTGAAGCATCAACCGATACCGATGTTCCTAGACTTTTAACTGCCGCTCTTGGTATGACCGCAGAAGCAGGTGAATTTACTGAAGTTGTGAAGAAGATCTTCCTTCAAGGTAAACCATATAATGAAGAAAGTATTTTTCATATGAAGCGAGAACTTGGAGATATTTGTTGGTATATTGCTCAAGCATGTATGGCACTTGATACAAATTTTGATGAAGTTCTTCAAATGAATTATGAAAAACTGAGTGCTCGTTATCCTGAAGGTGCATTCGATGTTTATCGGTCAGAAAATCGTGTAGAAGGTGATCTATAAAATATATGTCTAAATTTTTGTCATATCAAGATATTCATCCAAAATTATCTCTTTTAAATGATAATTATAATAAAATTTTAGAAGAGTATAGGAATAATTTGAACAGATTAGAATTTAGAGATTTTACCAAACAACAAAACGATTATATTAAAAAAGAAAATAGAGGGTATCCTATAGGATACTCCTCTTATTATTCTGCAGAAAAAAGAAGTTCTTCTAAATTTGGATGGCATCTTGCTCCTCTTTTTGCCGAAAAAACGCCTGTAGTTTTTAATACTTCAGTGCTTCCTTTTTTGACAAGTGTTTTGTTAGAAGTTGGGTTAGTTGATGCCTGCGCGATTAATGCATTAGATCCTGGACAATCTTTAAATTGGCACATTGATCAGGATTACATTCCAGGTGTTAAATTACTTAGAATTATTTGGGGATTGGATATTGATCCAAATGATCCAGAAGATGCTATAATACAAATAATGAGTGATAATGGTGAGATTGAAACCAGATCTTTTACTAATCAATCATTCTACATATTTCACCCTATGTCAAAACATAGGGTTGAGAATAAAATGAAATCTTGCAGATCTGTTCTGTGTATAGACTATATTACAGACAAAGATTATTCTGTTGGATTTTTATAATGCCCAGTTGGCGGAATTGGTAGACGCGACAGGTTTAGGTCCTGTTATCTTTATGGTGTGTAGGTTCAAGTCCTATACTGGGTATCTAAATAAAAA